CGCTCGCCATCGACCTGGCAGTGCGGGGAGTTCGGCCACGGAACGTGGACGGCGCGTGCGGCGGTGATCCGTGCCTCCAGCTCGGCGAGCTTGCGGGCGCGGCGTCGGGCGGAGTGCCAGGCGGCGCGGTAGCGGGCGGCGGTGCGCGCGGTGGCGATCCGGCGCTCGTACTGCCGTCCGGCCATGCCGCGCAGCTGCTCGTTCTCCCGCTGCAGTGCCTCGAACTCGGCGGCCCTAGCCGGGGAGTTGAGGAGGCCGGCGGAGTCGAGGGCGATGGCGATGCCCGCGGCGGTGCGGTTCTGGGTGAGCGCGGCGAGGATGACCCCGGCGGCGCCGTTCACGGTGCTGGCGTTCATGCCGTCACCGCCGCGGGGGTGACGGTGCGCTCGGCCACCGCGTCCTCGGGCGTGAGCGCCACACCGAACCCCGCGATGTGCACCTTGACGCCGCCGAAGTCGGTGTCCGCGGCGAGCCACGCGTAGGACACGGTGGCGTGCACCTGCACCACGTTCGTCGAGATCAGCAGAGCCTCGCGCCACGCCTCGAACTCCTGCGGGGTGGACAGCTGCAGATCGAGCCGGGCGGGGATGGCGCGGAACGGCGCGTGGACCGTGATGTGCGCGTCCGGGAGGGTCTCGAACTGCTCGATGAGCGCGGCCAAGGCGCGGACCGCGGCACGCTGTCCGCTGATCGTGCCGGTCGCCTCAGCGGCGGGTTGGGTAGTCTCAGTGGTCACGGTGACCTCTCTTCTTGGGTTGTTGGGGTTGCCGGGGGTGGTCGCTCGGGCCTGCCAGTCGGAGCGGCCATCGGCGTTTGTGGGGTCAGGCGGCGGGAGCCGCCTCGTCCTCGCGGATGCCGAGGAAGTCGAGGAGGTCACTGCGGCGCACGCGGATCGCGTGGCCCAGCCGAAGAACCTCCAGGGGGAAGTCGTCGCTCCGGATGAGTGCGTAGCCCAGCTCCTGCGACACGTTCATGGCGGCAAAGGCCTGCTTCGCCGATGGCATCGCGGGGAGCGCGAGGACCTCGTCCGGGGTGAGGGCCTGCGCCCGCGTCGTCATACGGCCACCGCCAGACGTGCCGTGGTGCGGGCGGCGTGACGCCCGGCGCGCTCGCAGGGGATGAAGAGGACCAGCAGGTCAACCCCGATCGCGGCGCAGATGCGCTTGGCCTTGTCCTCGGGCACGGTCTGCTGCTCTCCGGTGAGCAGCGAGCCGACGGTGCCGACGGAGACGTCGACGGACGCGGCCAGTTCGCGCACCGTGAGGCGGTTACCGGTGCCCGTGCGCTGCATGAGGGTGCGCAACAGGTCACCGCTCACCAGCCGGTACATGGGCGTGGAAGTGCTCACGTTCACCTCACGAAATGGTTCATTCAGCGATCTGAATGCGTGAAGCATTGCACTGCCTGAACGTCTTGTCCAGCGGTATGAACGGACGGCGCGTAAAGGGATGGCGAAAAGCGCCCGTGCGACCTGGCGCACACGGGGTGTGTACTGAACAATCCGTTCAGCTAGTTAAATAGTTAGGGTTGCCTGACCAGCACCCTTTTCCTCGTTGGTCACGCCCAGCCCCTGAACCACACACCAGTCAACGCAGTCTCAGGAGTGGCAGGATGACCCCCATGGCCGCAAAGGACACACCCCCTACCGAGGAACGAACTCAGTTCCGCGACCTGATTAGAGAGCTGCGTCAGCAGAGCGGACTGTCCCTCGTCCGCTTCGCGGAGCGGGCGGTCGATCCTCTGACCAAGACCGCAGTGAAGTCCGGATGGATTCACAGGCTGGAGTCTGGGGACCCCGTCACGCCCCCCCAGTTGCCCGAACTGCGGGCACTCGCGGAGGCTGCCGGATGTGACCTTGAGATCCTGCAGGACGCCGCCGGCGCACAGTTTCACGGCGTGGATCCCGTCTACAGCGCCTCAGGTGAGGCCAGGGCGTTTGTCAGGAAGACGGAGCGGCTGACCCCGAAGCAGCGTGCCCAGCTGCAGGCGTTCCTCGACACGATCGTGCCCGCCGAGAGCGAGTGACTGGGGTGGGGACTTACCCCATAGGGTCACTCTCTGTAGCAAATCTGTACCGGCGGTAGTGCTCAGTGACGGATGATGCCAACATGACCATCTACCTCGTGATCCATACGGGGTAGGTGTGCACGTGCTTGTTCGAACACTTGAGCGAGGAGTGGGGGAGATATGGCGCGTCATCCCGCGAAAGCGTGGTGGGAGTTCAGCGACGCACTCCCGGACGGAGAGGTCCTCCTGCCGGTCCAGACCGACCAGGGCCTGATCATGGCGGTACGTCCTGGGCACATGTCTGAAGAACTCCTGACGGAGCTGAACAAGGTGCTGGAACATCTCATCGGCACCGGTCGCTGGAACCCCGGGGAAGACGGCGAAACCGGCGAAGAAGCCCCCGACGACCCACAGTGAAGCCATCATCGTGGTGAGCAGTCAGCACACGCCGCAGGACTCGGCCGATGCAGTGGGCCAGCTGCTCGACCCCAGCGGCAGACGGACGTAGAGGAGCAGAACCCATGCCGTCATCGCGTCGGGCCGGAGGCATCACCAAGCGCTGTGAGTGCCGCGGCGCGGACGGCAAACTGCTGGGCACCAAATGCCCGCAGTTGAAGAAGAAGAGTCATGGCGCGATCGCATTGCGCCAGGAACTACCGCTCGATGCCAACGGCAAGCGCCGGCCGTTCCGCAGGACCGGCTACGCCACTGTCACGGACGCCCAAGCCGACCTCTCCCGGCTCCAGGCGATCCTCGACCTGCCAGGCAGCGACGAAGAGGAACAGCGCAGAGTCGGCGACATGCTCGCCGACGTCATGAAGCGACGCGCTCCGATCCCGGCCGCCGCCGAAGTCTCTCGGCGTCTCGGGGTCGGCGTGCCGCTGGACGGAGCCATGACTGTGGGGGAGTGGCTCGACACCTGGGTCGAGTCGAAGAGGACCCGGACGACCACCACCAACGGCTACCGCTCGCACATCCGCGTGCACCTCAAGCCGGGCATTGGCCACTACCGCCTCGACCGCTTCAACGTCGGGCACTGCCAGGAGTTCTTCGACAGCATCGACGACGCGAACGAGGTCGTCCGGGCGGAGAACGCGGCGCGCCGAGAACAGGAAGCGCGCTGCAAGTGGGGGAAGAGGTCGCGCCCGCCAGCCGCCGAGTCGGCCCGCCTAACCATCGAGCGGGAGAAGCTGGCAGCCATGCCGCCCTACCGCGAGATCACCGGCCCGGCGACCAAGCAGCGGATCAGGGCGACGCTGCGCGCGGCCTTGAACGCGGCGATCCGCCGACAGCTCATCTCCTTCAACGCCGCGCAGTGGGTGGAGCTAGAGCCGGGCAAGCGCCCCAAGGGCCTGCTGTGGACCGTTGAGCGTGTGGCGCGCTGGCGGGAGACCGGCGAGAAGCCGGGCCCGGTCATGGTGTGGACACCCGATCAGCTCGGCGCGTTCCTCGATGCGGCCGAGAGTGACCGGCTCTACGCGATCTTTCACCTGATCACCCATCATGGGCTCCGCCGCGGCGAGGGCGTTGGGCAGGACTGGGACAACCTTGACGTGGCAGCGAAGCGCATCCGCGTGGCCAAGGAGATCGTCGTGGATGGCTGGACGCCCATCCAGACCGACCCGAAGACGGACGGATCTGCGGCCTCGGTGAAGATTGACCGGGAAACCATCGCAGTGCTGCGCGAGCACCGGGCGCGCCAGTTGCAGGAGCGGGACGCCTGGAACGAGGAGGCCGCCCTCAAGCGAGCCGAGGGCAAGGACGTGCCCGACTGGAGCGACAACGGGAAGATGTTCACCGCCCTCAATGGGGAGTGGTTGCACCCCGAGGTCGTGAGCACGACGTTCAACCGGATCGTCGCAGCGGCTGATCTGCCGCCCATCAACCTGCGGGATGCCCGCCATGGGGCAGCTGCTCTCGTCAAGGCCGGCGGGGGCGACCTGCACGACGCGAAGGTGAAGCTGCGCCACTCGACGATCACTCTGACGTCCGACACGTACATGGAGCTGTTCGAGGAGTACGAGGACGAGCTGACGGAGCGGGCGGCGGCTGTGGTGCCCCGGGCACGAAGGGGTGGCGGCGAGCCCCCTGCTCCAGGCGCTGCTCCGGAGCAGGGGGAGCGAGCGCCGCAGCCAGCGAGCTCGGGTGGTGACGGCTCCGCGGTAGGGCGCAGCACTGACAACGAGTCTGCCAAGGCGTAGAGTTCGGGCAGAAGGAAAAGGGTCTCTCACCTGCGGGTGAGGGGCCCTTTCTGCTGGCCCGCTGCTGGCCCGAAGGTCGCACAACGACGCTCTACGAGGCACAACAGGACACGACAAGCGGGCCGTCTGAGGTGGAAAGAAAATCCCGCTGAGCTGCACGTTAGGCAGTGCTAGACAACTAGGAGCGACTCAGCACAACGGAACCCTGTGGGGCTACAGCGGACTCATAATCCGTCGGCCGTGGGTTCGAGTCCCACCCGCCCCACCACAGCGTCGTGGCGCAGGAACGATTCCACCTGCGTCAACGACACAAACCTGTGCGCCTCGCCCGTATGAGTTGGGGCGCTCAAGATCGTCTGCTGGCCCCCTGCTGGCCCGAAGGTCGGACGATCACCATGTGAGCACGAGAAGGCCCCGACCGGGGGACACACCCCGGTCGGGGCCTTCCTGATTGTGAGCGGCTGCCCTGGGAGACCTCAGGGCAGCCGCTCCCTCGCCCGCCGCACTGCCTCTCCAAGCTGGCGACGGGGAGCTTGATCACTAAAAAGCCTAATCTGTTGGGCAGACATCAGACCATGATCGGCTTTGGCTGGGGCAGGTGCGAGACCTGCCCGCGGATGACAGTTGGATCGCCGACCGCCGTCGGGCCGTCGGTGCTGCCGTCCGCGCCGAGCGCCTCCGCCAGCACCTGACCCAAGACGACGTCTGGCTGGCGTCCGGTCTGAGCCGCTGGACGGTGCAGCGCGTTGAGGCGGGCGAGGACGCCACGCTGTCGACGCTGCTCCGCATCGCCCACGTCCTCGGGGTTCCGCTCCGCGATCTCGTGTAGCAGGCGGCCCGCCCCGTCATGCTCGCCGTCGGGCGGGCCGCCTCTTCCCGCCCGTGGCCTCCCGGCGAGACCGCGGGCGGGGGCCTACAGGGGGGTGCGGCGGACGTAGCCGGGCCGCTTCGGGCACTGCTCGTGCACGATGACGACGTGGCCGCCGACCGACACGGAAAGCTTCACGGACGTCACGACCGCC